TTTCCGGTCTGGCAAAAGCTTCATAATTACCATTTGTATAATAAATGCCCTTGCTGTTTTTCTCGTATTTTCCACGCTCTGTATTGCGGTAACTATTGTTGACTGCTGAATTCCTGTTGTCTTTCTTATTAAATGTCCAACCTGAATTTATTTTATGCTGTTTCAATGACCAACCAGAATTTGCCTTATCCCGGATGTCGTTCTGTGATGTGCCGTTCTGATTCTTCTTATCCTGAGACTTCTTCGCCACATAAACCGCTGTGCCCGCTGCCGCAGCCGCTGCCATACCTAATGTTAATTTCTTTTTAGCCATATATAACCACCTAGTTAGCCATTACCTCAAAGTGCGGGATTATGTCGTAAAAGGCACTTCCAGTTATTGCAAAGACATAATCATACTTAAGTTTCATTTCTTCATAGAATCCGTCAATATAATCATCCTCTGCAATCGGTTCTTCATTCTTCCATTCGCCAACGATAAAGAAATCAAAACCGTTTGCCTTAGAACTAAACGTAAGTGCTTCTGACAACTTATCATTCGTCTGTTTACACCATTCTTTAGGCGGTAGCCATAATTTACTCCCTACCATCTTTTGACCGCTTTTTAGGCTATACTGCACGTTTAATACAGCATTGTCCTGTGAGTCAGAACCGTACTTTGCAACGATGCTTGCTTTATCCATGTTTAGGTTCGTATTATGCAAAATAGAGGGATACCATGTATCTCCCAATTTACTTTCATACCTATTAAAAAGTGTGATTGTATCGTTATACATCGTATCCCTCCGTTTTTTTATCTTGGATATATTCCCATGTACAGCAAGTTAACTCCGTTAGCATCAGTGATGCCAGACAGATAATCTCTTATCTTATCATCGTATAGTTGCTTTTGTGCTTCCTTATCCGCTAGACACTTATCTATCAATGTAGCCGTGCCTGTGTTACTGGAAGTCACATAGCTTATACTCTCGTTTCCTGCACTCTTAGATGCTACCTGCTTACTCATCACAGTTCCATCTTCTAATGTGATATAACCCTGTGATGCTTCAACTCTCGTTTCTGCCTGTTCAATCTTATATGTGATTGATAGAAGTTCGCAAACACATCTTTTAACTGCTTCTGCATCATCTTCATCTGTTGGAAAAGCAATCTTAAGTTTCTTCACATTGTCAACACCAGTCGTGGCATTATCTATCTTCTTGCAAGAATCCCAGACAAGACGGTTAAAGTCCTGTTCTGGGATAGCTTTCTCTCCAAAAAGGTTTTTGTAATATTCATAGTCAATGTACGCCATGAAATCACACTCCTTTTTATCCGTTGGATTTAATAACACCCATGCGGATATTCTTCTGGTTAAATGCTAAAGACCAGTTTCCTTTAGTTCCTAACTCTGCATTTGTAGGAGACTCTTTTGCAATCTTGTTAGCATTAATAGAAAATCCGTTAGGATGTAATACATAACCCTGCTTTGTATACAGTTTTTCAATACCGGCAGATGTTTCTGGGTCATAGTCTGTATAATAAGGATTTTCATAGTTTGTCTTATCACAAGTCAATACTGAACCTGTACCAAGCATATAAGTTTTGTATACTGGGTTTGTTCCTGTTGTATCAACTGTAAATCTGTCTGTTACCAGTGGGATAAATCCACCGATTGTAGGAAGATTTACTTCTCTTTCTACTGCGTTAGCAATAGTGTATTTGTTGTAGTCAACAAGTCCCATTGCTTTGTATTTTGCGTAGATGTAAGAGTTTAATACAAGTAATCCCATCTTGTCAGCGGAATCTCCTAAAGCTTTCTGCTGTGCAAAGATAAGTGTTGTATCATCAATTTTGTTTGCATCTCCTACAGTGCCCTCGCCAGTTAAAGATAAGTCTGTAATATGGTTTTCCATACCAGACAGGCTTAAAACTGCATCAACTGTAGTCATTAAGTCACGTGTTCTTACTTGCTTATAAAATCCTGCAACAGAGTTTGCAACATGAGTCATAGGGTCTGCACCTGTTAACTCTTTTGTAAAGTCTTTTGCTTTCCAAGCTTTCATTCTCTGAATTAACATACAAGTCTGTTTCTTTCCTGTGATTTCAACAGGTGTATTGTTTGTTTCTCCATCGTTGTTCAAAGCCTGTGAGTCTTGTTCATCAATCGGTGTATAAAAAGGAATTGTTGCAACGTTTCCTTTTTCTCCGATTAAGTCCATGATTGTATTGTCCTGTGCTAACACACCAGATGCAATAATCGCATCATTCCATGTTGGGTTTTCTGACATAAACTCAGCGAAAACCTCTGGGTCAAAATCAAAACCACCAAATGATCCTGTTCTTGGCATAAAAAAAGTCCTTTCTACCCCTAAATAAGAATAGATAAGGACTTTTCTTTGTCCCATCTACCTACAACTATTAAGGGATTTTTAGGTTAGCGGCTCACTTCCATATTGTGAGTCGGTATTATCTATCTGTCGTTTAATAAGGTTGCATAGTAGTCTGGGTCCTCTGCCTTAAGCTTCATTCTGTCGTCTAAAGACATTTCCCTTAACTTCTGTGTTCCCTTTTTCTGCTCTCCGCTGTTGAACTTAGTCGTAAAGCTTGGAATATTAGGAGCTGGTGCTTTCTTTTCGTCAACTAAGATGTTCTCAATTGGTTTCCCATCTTTAGTAATAAGTTCTTTAAATACATCTTCTGCATTTTTCCCATTCTCTTCTTCTAACTTCTGAATCATCTGGGAACGGATAGAGTCTTCTGTAATTGCATTTACAAATTTTTTATCAGATAAGAAATCTTTTACCTTGTCTCTTAACTCTGTCTGCTTAGCTTCTTTTGCTCTTGCTTCTTTTTCGTCTGCAAGCTCCTGTGTTAATGTTGAAATCATAGTCTTAAGACCGTCAACATCTTCTTTCTCTAATTCGGCTAATCTGGTCTGTACATCGTCTAAAGATGTTTTGTATTCATCTTTTTTCTCTACCTGTTTATTATAATCAGCTACAGTCTTATAATTTTCGGCATGTCTTTTTTTTAGCTCTGCCTTTTTCTCTTCTGGGATTTCGATTCCTAATTCTGCTAAAATCTGTTCGTAATTCTGCATTGTATATCCTCCTATACGATATTTGTATACCGCTCGTCTGCGGTAATGGATTAAGACTTATATACCTAAGTCAAGGTAAAAGAAATGTGGGGACTTAAACCCCACTCGAGTCTCGAACTCTTTTCCTGTTGTCATGCAACCAAAAACGCTTAAAAAACTCTGTACTTACAAGGAGGCTGTGGCAAATCTGCATAATTCCTACATATTTATTGTAAACCCTAAAATATGCCGTTTCAATACCCTCTTTTTTTACATTTCCGCAAGTTTCTTTATCTGTCGCTGTATCTCTTTTCTCTCGTCCATAAAGTCGGAATCAATAACCATAGAAGAAAGCATATCATACACTTCCACCATCAATCTACCGACCGATTCCATAAGCTTATCACGGTGTCCTTGATCTCCGTTTTCTTTGTATGCCATTTTAGCGCTTAAGTAGTTGTCATACAATGCATCTATATTTTTATCATACTTGCCATTGCTGTACTTCTTAATAAGATTCTCTCCTGCATCCATGACGGTTTCCGCTATGTCTCCATGCTCCATCTTTTCCAGATTGCATAATGTTGTTGTAATCTTATACATTGCATCAAGATTAGATGTTGTGAGCTGTTTTAATGCTGAGTTTTTTTCCCTTTCTAGCTGTTCTTCCAGAACATGTTTGATTTCACTCATAATTTGACCCCCTTAAGCTTCTTTTTGTATTTCTCATGAATGCATTCCTGTGTCTCTGTAATATACACCATGTCGTATCCTACAGAGATTAGATCAGTAACCATCTTTTCAACCGTTTCTAACTCTTTAGATACGTCTTTTACCAGACATTCTACAAATAGTGCATCCGATACGTTTCCGTTCGTTCTAAGTTGCTGTGCGTACTTCTCATAGGCTTCTTTTGTCTCTTTCTCCCAGTTGTGATACTCTATAAAGCCATCCTCTACGGCTTTCTGCTTTGTAGATTTTCCGATACTTAGTCTACTGGCTGTATACCAAGAGTCTGGAATCACTTTTATAGTACCGCTAAAAGAATCTTTTAAAAGCTTGCCGTGATGATCTACAAAATACCTGCATATTTCACGTCTCTCCAAGCTTTCTGTAAGAAACTGGTATTCATGTAATCTTTTGTAGCCTTTCAAACCTAAGAAGTTGAAATAATCTGCCATTTGACCGTGTATCATCATAGCCGCTACATATCTTTTGTTGATCTCGTCAAAGATATCTTCTGTTTTTGTTACTTCAAGATTGTTTGTAAATTCAATCATGATCGCACCTCCTTAAGAGATACGCTTTATAATAATATTCGCATCTTTTACTATTGCCGCTGTTGTTCCTACATTTCCGATGCTTACGATTAAGCTACCGCAAGATGGTACAGTTACAACCGTTGTTGCTCCCACGTTCTGAAATGTGTTCGCTGTAACTACTGTATAGTCCATTTCTGTTCCACCAATAGCTTCTCCGTTAAGCTCTACAGCAAGTGCCGTTGCTCCTGCTGCATTAGCGGATACATTTCCGTTAAATTCTACCTCTACAGTCATAGGACAGTTTGATCTATTCGTTAACGTAAACAGACCAGACCCCTCTACATGATTCAGCCACCCATAATTACAAGTACAACGTCTGCTACTATATCGTGTATTCGCAAATAGTACGTTTGCACCACTGTTTACATCCTGCTGTGCTACATTTACCGCATTTAACATAATTTTCCCTCCTAAACAAAAATAGGATGCCGAACCCGACACCCTATCGTCAATATATTGCTAGTCTACTTAGTAGATATGGATTCTCCAACAAGCTTTGAATTATTTACACATTTACACTTCCGCAGTTGCAACCACCGTATGCATACCCATTATAGGATACATAAGGACTTGCTGTAATGTATGTAGGTGTTGGGAATGGTCTAACAGCATCCACAATGTTCTTAGTCTGTGATACCTGCGAAATCTGGAAGTTAGATAGCTGTAAGTCTCTATCTCTGTCCGCAAGTTTATCTCTAAGATTCTGGATTGTGTTGTCCTGCATCAACTGGCGTGTAGCCTGTCCGTCTGCGAGGATTGTTTCCTTAATATCACAGCAACACTCTGCCATCTCTGCCTGCATATTCTGGGCCATTAAAGCCGCATCATAGCGGTTCTGTAACACTTCTTTCTGTGTTTCACAGCAACAAGCCTGCTGTTGTGCCTGCATCTGCTGTAATCCTAACTGTGTTGTGTATCTGCTTTCTAATACGTCTCTCTGTGTCTGACAAGCTGTATTAGATACGTTCTGGTTTGTATTGAAAATATCTCTCTTTACAAACTCATCGGATAAGAAAGCATTTTCGCATGCGGTCGTTGCGGTATCGTTATTTCTTCCCCATCCGTTACCACAGAAAAGGAAAGCAATTAAGATAATCCAAATCCACCAACCACCGTTGCCGAAGCCGTTATCATATCCGTCATTTCTTGTCACTGCCGCTACATCTGCCGCAGTGAGTCCCATTGCTTCATTCATTGTTGTTGTCCTCCATAAATTTATTTACCAAGCTGTGCACCGCTTAATATCTATTTGTTCACTTTGTCCACAATATCCTGTGGATTCATGCCCTGCTGTTGGCATAGGCTATTAAACACTTCTTGTGGGTTCTTTCCCTTGCACATTTCCATTGCCTGCTTGATCGCAGGGTTTGTCTGTGCCATGCTCTCAACCATAGACTGCGGATTGTTAGACCCTCTTACCATGCCCATTACCTGCTGTACCATCTGCATAGGATTGTTGTTTCCCATCATACCGCCTATCATGTTCATTAAAGGATTACTCATTGCTTAACTCTCCTTTCTCTGGTTGCTCTCCTAGCTTTGCTAGAAGTTCTTCAAACTCTGTTCTTGTAACATATCTATTATCATAGTTTACATTTTGTTTTTGGGCGTTCTGCGTGGCTTCTGGCGGTATCTCCTCGAATCTAAATACCTTAAAAGTTGCACTGCCCATTCCATCTACACTCTTTACATAAAAGAAAGGTGCGTTGTTATCCATCATCCATGCTGTAGCCCCTGGCTGTACGATCTGGTTCTTTGCTCCCTCTATGCCTGCAACTTGTATCCAATTAACATTCTGTGTTGGAACTTGTGTCTCTGGCATTGGTTTATTGTACTGCTGTTGCATTTGCTGTAACTGATTTAGCCTATCCTGCAACTGCATTGTATCCTGCTGATACATTGGTGCATAAGGATTATAGTTATATCCGTTCACTCTTCCACCTCCCTTTTATGTGTAAATTATCGCATTAAAAAAGAGACTCTAACAGGTCGTTAAAGTCTCATAAAAGTATCATATTAAATTAAAAAATTAGCACCATGATAGGGGTCATGGTGCTTGAACAATAAGGATAAGATTGAGGAACACCAATTGATGAAAAAAGGTGTCGTGTTGAAAAATGAAATTTAAACCAAAAAATTGAGGAAATTCAAAAATGATTTCTCATGCTCACAACAGTGAGCAAATGGAAGCAACAGGACTCGAACCTGTGACAGGTCGGTTATGAGCCGACTACTCTGACCAACTGAGTTATACTTCCACGGACTCCGTGAGGAATCCACCGTACTATATACATAACAAAACAATAAAGAAAGGATTAAAGTATTATAACATGAAAAAGTATCTCCGAAACAAACCACTCTCATTTAAAACTAAAAATGAAATCTTATAATAATTTATTCAACAACTTATTACTTGTTACATTTATATTGTATCATGGATTTTTACCTTTTCAATCCCCTCTTTTTTTCATTGTCCATTACATATCAAATTTGACATTTTCCCACTTCTTATAAGCATCCATGTATAGCTCCCTCTTATCTCCGTTAAATGTCATTTCATAATACATTCCATCGGATAATGTCGTGCTTAACAGTGCTTTATGATTCTGTAATGTCTTAGCATACCAGACAACGTATATATCGTTGATCGTAAGATGTTTCTGATCTGTCTTATCAATATGATCATTCACATAATCTGCAATCTTGGCTTTGCATACTGCTAAAAATTCTCTACTTTCCATTTTCTTCTCCTAACATACTCTAATAATCTTGTTATTAACTCTCCTGCTGATTCTCTTTGCTGTAGACAGGCTTACGTTCATCAGCTCTGCACATTTCTCTAGTGGTATATTCTTTGCCCGATACTCGAACAATGTTCTTTCAACATCTGTGAAGTTGCAATCAGTACGGAACATATTTAGTTCGGGTACGGTAAAATCATATACTTTCAAAAGCAAACACCTCACTGTTTGTCGTGTGTTGTCAACGCATTTATCAGATCGTCTCTGGTTTTTTTTAGACCCTCAATGTTGTTTCCTGTGATCTTGTTCTCAATCAAATTAAACATGCTTTTCATGACTAGGTTCATATCATCACGTTGATTATTAATAGCACTGTAGTCACTATTTAGCTTTTGTTTAATTTCTTTAATATCTGTCTCTATATGATCTATTCGATGTTTCATATCGTCCGTAGGCTTCTTGTAATGCTTATAGGCAGTATATAAGACTCCTATCGCACTACCAATTGTTATAATCCACCCACAGGCTACCATAATTTTGTTTATAGTATCCATTATTTACCTCGTGCATTGTTGTATCGTGTCGCTGCACCTCGTGCTGAGGATGCTTGACTCCTGTTCCAGTCTGCTGTATTTAGTCGTTCGCTCTGCTTCTTAAGATTGTTCTCTTCGCAGTAATCATTGTAGGCTTTGTTCTGCTTCTGCAATAGTGCCGCCTTTTTCTGATACTCTATGTCAAGATCGTGCTTTAAGGCTTCGTCCTTTGCATTATCCACAGCCGTTTTCATGCCGATTAACTGCCGTTTCGTCTTTCTGATACGTCTTTCAAGTTCTCGCTGTCGTTTCCGTTTCTCGTATTCTTTGCGATTCTCTTCGCTGTCGTAGTCCTCAAACGGATTGTTTATTCCATCCCCCGGACCGTGGGAGTGCCGACAGTTTGCCCCATGGATTCCCTGCACATTTCCCATACCGCAGACTGAAAAAGGCGGAAATCTTTGGTCATTACCGCTTTTGCTGTAAAACTTGCCTTGCCACCAGTAATGATTGGTTAAGTTGTCTCCACCGTCTCCAATTCTTGCTCCTAAATGTGCAGACGTGAGAATTATATCCCAGTTCATCTCGTCCATACGTGCATCCGTGATCTCTCCTGCCATCTGACTTACACCAGTGCGAACCGCTCTTGTAGTTGCTGTTTCTATGCTGTCTCTGTGTCCACTTGGATAGGTTACGTCTGCCCCTTTGTCTATAATGTTATTAACAGCTTCTTTAACCGCTTGTGTGTACCCTGTCGTACCGCTTGCAGTCTGTGTATATGCTTTATCCACTGCCTTAATGTAATTATCATGACAGGCGTTCGGCATCGTGCCAGTAAAGTTATACATCTCTCCCTTGGTCTTTTCATAATTCCTTTGCAACAGTCTCTGTAGATAAGGACTTTCCCCGAGTGGTGTTGGTTCAAGACCTGCTTTCTTGTAGATTGTATCATCCCATTCAAGAGCCTTGATTCCTGCTTCTTTCATAGTGCGTGCAATCTCTGCAATACTTATCTTTGTCGTTTGTGCTATCTCTGCCTGTACCGCTTGCAAGATATACCCTGCATCCTGCAATACATCCATTTGCCACTTGTCAACAGGTGTGAAAAGGTAATCTTCCCCACGTCCTAGCCTTATCATCATTCGTTCGATAATGACAGATACTATCTTGTTATGTAGTTCTTCTGCTTGCTTCTCTGCCTTTTCTGGCACATACCAGAGATAGGTAGGTGTTAACATAATCCCACCTGCCTATTCTTCTGGGTCTTTTACCATTAGTGCCGCATCTAGCATCTTCCCAACTACTGCCGCATCCGCAGGCTTGCCCTCTTGCGTTAATGTTTTGTCTGTTTCTGTACTGCCTGTAACTCCCTTTTTGCAGATGTTGTACAACAGCTTTTCTTGTTTTGTAAATGGTTCGGGCAGTTTTACATCTTCGCCATTAAGGTATTCAAGGTATTTTTCAATCCTGTACTTTCCCATACTTTCACTCCTCTCCGCTTGCACCGAATAAGTCTGGCTCTTTCGGTTGTGCTTCTTCTTCAAGTGCTTTTGCTTCTTCTTCACTGAATCCCTCAAATTTAACTAGATAGTACCAGAATGGAATCTTGTTGGAAGTAACATAGCTGTACCATCTCGCTCTATCTTCATCTTCGTTATATGTAATGTCTCCAAAGTCATACACGGTTTCATACGGTCCGCTTGGTGCTAATTTGTACAGATCAGCAAATATATTAAGTGCTGCAATCAGATCATCCATGCAGGCTTGTAATTTGTCTCTTACGTCCTTAACAAATTGTATCGTCCTCTGTTGCTCTGCTTCAACTCCTGTCGCTGTCTGGATGCCTGTTGTTTCGTTAAACACAAAGTATCCGTTAGAGAATCCACATTTATAGCCGATCTGGCTTAACAATGCATTGATTCCTGTCAATCGTGTATCCGTGTTGAGACTTGGGTTTACCTCTTGATAGAATCCTTTAATGTCTGAGCTATTTACATTCTTGACGTACTCTGGCAATCTTAACCGCTTCTTGCTTCTCTCAAATCCATCCTGTGTATTATTTACCCTTGTACCAGTCTCTAACAGCTTGTCGGAGTCTAGTAACAACATTCTTCGGCTGTCGAATATCTCTGTTGCGTTCCTGCTGTATGCAGTGTCTAAATCTTTTAGCTCTTCTATTGCCTCATAAAAGATAGGTAATCCTAAACTACAATGCAAGTCTACATTGTTCGCCTGCGGTGTCCTAAGAACTGCATACAGACGTTGTCCGTTTAGGTTTGTAAGTCCTACATCTTCCAGTTCTCCCCTCCAAGGTGTCTCGTCTATGTCTATCGGTTTCCCTGTGTCGTTGGCATCCTTAGATGCATAGCAACGATTTGTTATCTGATACACGTCCTCGATGTACCTATGATACTCTAGCTTCGTGTAATACGTCCTGCCATCACTAGAAATTTCTCTATGGACAAATACAATCCCTTGAATCTCTCCATTGCTTTCGTCTGTTACAATAAAGTTTTCTGGCGTGATCAAGTCCACACTTGAGCCGTTAGGCTTTAATACAACTGTACCGTATGCACAGCCGTATTCTACGTGATGTCGTACCTGCTCTAGTTCTTTGTCTATCTGCTCCTGCAACCAATTAGCTCTTGCACTGCCATCTATCTCTATGCCTATTGCAAGTGTAGCAAGGCGTGCTGTCTCACTGCATACAGCTTTTGCAAAGTTGATAGTCTTTATATGCTCGTCCTTGTCTAACCAGTACGGAATGCCCTTATAGATGTACGCACATTTTTCTATAACTCTCTGCATCTCTGGACTGGTAACAGTATCAATCTTAAATTCTTCTCTTGCCCTTTGTCTAAAAAGGGCACTTAATATCTCTTTCATTCTGCTAAATATACCCATCTATTCCACCGCTATCAGTTTAACGTTTCCGATTTTTGTTTCTATATCTCCTTGTATCAAATCACTATTAATCGTAAGCCAAACCCCACCATCATGGATAGATATTTTTTCTATATCCATGATGCCTAACATTACATTTCCAATTTGTATACAAGTTACATCTTTTAGATTTATCATCATTATGCGTTCTCTCCTCTCCTCATAATCACTCTGTTGTATGCGTATCTCAACGAATCAATAGCATGATTGTCTCTGTCGGGGTATCCGCTTATTATATTACCGTCTTTGTCTCTATCATACTCATACGTTGTGATTTCTTTGTATGCGTATGGTGTTCTCCTCGGGTCAATTACAATCTTCCTACGTTGTAGCCATTTCATGCCGTATTCGACCGACCCTGGTCCTTTAACTGCTGCCTGTGCTACAAGTCCTAAGTTTCTATAGTCCTCTACAGATTTAGGCTCTGCACTATCACAGATGATCGCATAATCGTTATAGCCTTTTTTCTTTACCCAGTCGGCTGTCTGCTCATTCGATCGCTTATTTACGTAATGCTCATCTATTAAATAGATCGTTTCCCTTGCCGCATCGTAGTATGTCCTCGTAAATGCGTACTTATCTGGATACCATCCCCAGTCGACACCTTGGTAGATGCGGTCCATCTGTGCTATTTCTTCGTCTGTAATCTCTCTTACTTCTACATACTCAAATACTGCCCCACCGTTACCGTTAGCAATACCCAAATATTCATGTTCATAAGCTTCTGGTCTGATTGCTTTTAAATGCTCTGCTTCATCAATAAATGGCTGTCCTAACCATTCTTTCGGTACATCCAGATATGTACTTCGTACGATCATACGATTATCTTTCGGTACTTCCAAATATTGATTTGCCCAATTGTTAGCACTCTTTGGTGGGTTAAAGCTCTTAAATATCCATGCACTATCTCCACCACGAATAGCGGACTGCTCAATATTTCTGATCTCTTCTGGTCCTGCGAACTGGTCTAATTCTTCAAACCAGACAATTCCTATATATCCAAACTCTGGTGCTATAGACTTAATCTTATCTTTATCATCAGCACCACGAAAGAATATCTTTTGCCCTGTGTCTCTCATTGTAATTTCATAAGGCGAGCTTGTATATTTATAATCTTTTTCCGAGAACTCCTGCTTTGTTATTGCCCATTTGGTTTTAGCAAATACAGAATCTTTTACAGTGTTATATACTTTTCTTACAACAAGACAATGTATGTCATGATTGTTTCTCATTAACTCTGTAATGATGTTTGGGATTGTTGAGGATTTACCAGAGCCACGTCCTCCCGGCAATACATATTCTGTATGTCCATGATTCCTAACGTCCCTTATCATCGGGTGGAACACATCGGGGATTATATCAAGGTCCATGTGGTACGTTTTATTTCTTAATGCTTCTTCTCTTGCTTTCTTCTCTTCCTCTTCCTTTGCCTGCACCGTCAAAGCCTTTTCTAAGTCGTTCATGGCTTTTAATTGATCTGGGAAGTCTGGGGTAAATCCAAAAGAATCTTGCAACGCACCAGTGGCGATCATTGACCGTCTTCGCTGTATGTCTGCAAGACTCATAATATCATAGCCGTTTTCCTTGTCTGTTTTGGCTTGTAGTTCTGCTATATATTCTTTTACTCCATGTTTTTCAATAATGTTCTTTTTTGCGTTCTTCGCTGTTGCAGGGGAATATCCTGCTTCGATAGCGGCTTGATAATCATTCCCACCGTTTTTAATCCATGCATGAGCAAATGTTCTTTGCTTCTGTGTAAGTTCATTCCGCATTTATTTGCCCATTCCTTTCTCGTATGCTTGCCCATATGTCAGACAAGCATTTAATTATGTCCACTTGTGAAGCGGTTCTTAGTATCTCATAGCGTGTATCTTTCCAACCTTTTTTTGTATTCTCATATGCTTTTATAGACAGGATGTACATTGTTATCATTCGTTTCTGGTCCTCTGAATAGAATTGTGTTGTGTCTAAGCTTATTACAAATCCATTTGATACTATTGCTCTTTGTAGTTTTCGCATAATTCTATTTAGATTCATCTTCTCACATCCTTTCTTGGTTTATATATATTTAAACAGACCGTTAGGCAAGCGTCACATCTCTTGCATCTCTTTTAACCTATAGGGTGCGTGGTTGCAACGAAATTTACCACCTCTAACGATCTGTTATTTATTTCTTATATTCTTTTGTGCTTGGATTCCTGCTTTTATATTTGTCGCAGGTGCATAGATATGCGTTGTATATTCTGTCATACTTGCCTACGTCACACATATAGTAGTTCTTTGTATTACTTCCTAGTAGATACATACATTCAGCACAGCATATACTTCTATCTTCCATTCTGCACTTCCTCTCTATATCTGTAGCATACGCACATATGACTACACTTTATATTTACAAGTACCACTTCCGTCTTATCCTCTGGGATAGCTCTTCTCTTTGTCTCTGTCACGATCTCACAATGTACGCAATCGTTACAGCAGTTCTTTAGTTTGTTATTAATCAAAAAAAGACACCTCCCGACTATGGTTATTATCTAAGATAATTATACCATGGTGGAAAGTGTCTTTGTTAACACTCTTTTTATTTAATTCTTTTACCATCTTTCCATATTTTTTATTAACTTTCAGTTTTTCTTATCCTTTTTATCCTTTACATACTCTTTATGCTCTTCCAGAAATTTTCCGAACATTTCTTTTTCGGCTTTCTCTCTTGCTTCTCTTGTGTCTTCTTTCTTTGCTTGTCTCCTTTAACTGTCTTTATTATGCATAATATTTATTCATAAGTCAACACTTTTTAGATAAAATATTTTATTTTTTCATCATCTGTTATTTCTATATCAATTACATCATCTACATTTTTTCTAAGCATACAACAAATAGCATTAAGACTTTTCATATTTATTGGTTCTCCTCGCTTTATCTTTGCAAGTGTTCCCTCGCTTAAATACTTGTTTTTTCTTATTATATAAGAAGTATACCCTTTTTTCTTTAATTCTTCCTGCACATCTAATTTGTATTTTATCATCGTTTTTCCCTCCTTTTACATCATTATAGCATACCCATGATTTTACATCAAGAATTTTATGCATAAAATTTATGCACTTTTCTATTGACATATACATAGATTCTATGTATAATAAAAGTAAGTTAAGAGAACAAAGCAATCAGAAAAGGAGATAATAAGATGAAAGAAGCAATCAAAAAATTAGAATCAAAAGGATACTACATTGACAATCAGTTTGACGGATGGTTTGGAACTTTTCCAGACAGATTCGAACTCCACAAAGGAGACGAGATCGTCATGGATAATTTATCAGAATCACAGGTTATTAGCTTAGCAGAGATTTTATAAGTCTCTGCTAGACAATTTAGGAGGTGTTATCATGAAATATTTTACAGCCAAAAACTTACAGGAACTCAGAAAAGAATACAAAAAATTAATGGTAGCCAACCACCCAGACAATGGCGGAGACGTTGTTACATGTCAAGAGATTACAGCCGAATACAAGAAACTGTTTGACATGTTCAAGGCAGGACAGACACCAGAAGAAGAAAAGAAAAATACATTTGATTATAAGGCAGACGAAGCCTTAAGAAATGTAATCAATAATATTGTTTCTTTCGATGGTGTCAATATCGAGGTGGTAGGCTCTTGGATATGGGTAGACGGTAATACATTCCCGTACAAAGAAGAACTAAAGAAGTTAGGCTTTAAGTGGTCTAAGAATCGTAAGAAATGGCATTTCTCAACAGAACCATCTGGAAAGTGGCATAAAAAGAAAATGTCTTTCGAGGACATTCAAAGAAAATATGGAAGCGAAAAAGTAAAGACTTCCAATATTTCAAGAATTGCATAGCAAAAGAGATCTGGAAGAACTCACAGGCTTCCAGATCTCTTTTTTATTACTATCTCGTAATCATATCCCAGTATCCCTAAAAAATCTTTTAGATCGCTTAGGGATACTTTTTTATTATTAAATTTGTTGTTTAGCTGCTGTGGTGTTGACAATCCTAAAAGCTGTGAAGCTTCTGTCATTGTCATACCGTTTCTTTTTAGTAGTTCTTTATAGATTTCTTTTAGCTGCTTATTGTCTTTATAAGTAAAATTTATATTGTACTCCATCGTCACACCTATTTAATAGATTTTCTTCGTTGCTCTGTCAATTATACATACATCGCAATCTAAAGCATCTGCAAGAGCTACAACATCATTATATTTCATTGTATTTCTGTATAATTTACTGCTTAACGATGTAGATTTCATGTTGATTTTATCAGCTAATTCAGATATTGTTATATCTTTGTCAGTCAATATATTTTTTATTTGTTTCTTTGCATCATTCATTTTTTTACCTCCTGTTTTTATCATAATATCACAAAATCTATTTATAGTCAAAACTATCTATAAAATATTTAAAAATATCTATTTTTCTCTTGACATTATAGACATTTTTATCTATAATATAGACATAAACAAAAGAGACCAACAACAAAAGGAGATAGAAAAAAATGAAAGAATTAAAGAAAGAAATTGAAAAACTGGTTGAAAATGAGGACTTCGTTTCTTATGAAGAATTTATTTACGAACTAAGAGAAGAAAAAGAAGAAGTTAAAAAATATCTCGAATGGAGAGCAAACGGTGGGAAGATGAACACTGAAACACTTCCAGACGGGTATGTAGAAGCTTGTAAAAAGATTTTAGGAGGGATTGAAAATGAATAAAGTAATCGCAAGACACAAATTTTGGTTACATCAAACAGAATGTAATATTTCCACAGCTTATGTGGAAGTATTACACGAATACCAAACCGTTGTAATGTATATGGATGATTTTGAAGAAATTGATTCTTATACAACCTGCAGCAAGCAAGAAGCCTTAAAGCTCCATGAATCACTTGTTGAACAGTGGAAAGATAAGCTTAATAAAAATCGTCTTGTCAAGGCTGATCGTGACAGTCTTGTAATACCTGCATAACATACACCACCCACCCCGAAGGTTACGAGGGTAGAAAGTTGGGAAATATGACTAAGAACGCAGAAAAGAACGCATAGAATAAGCCGTAGGAATTAACCTACGGCTCTTTTTTATATCACGTCAAAAGGCACTGACGGACGTTTTAAGACATTTATATAACTTAATGCGTGTTCTTTATCCTTGCACTGGATATAAGGGATATATGAGCTATTCACGTACTCAAATAAAGCTATCCATGTATCTTTCATGGTAACAAGTACCCAGTCTATACCGTTGCAGCTCTTGTTTTCTCTCTGCCCTGTTCCGTGTTCGTCTATCCACTTTTGGAACTGATCACGATTCATGTCCCTGCTCCTCGCTGATGCTTTCAAGATTTTCTTTTAACATCTGCACACACTCGTTGAATCCGTCACGTTTACCGCATAGATACATGTTGTGACCGCTGTAATCGTCCATAGGCGGTATTAATGTACATAAGGCATATAAATCTTGCTTTTTCATTTTAAACTCCTTTAAATCCTGCAATTATCGCACAAAATATAGTTGATAACACACATACATAAGATGATAACATTGCAATTTTTAAAACTTTTTGTATATTTTTATCATTTTTAAATTCCTGTAATGTACGATTTACTACCAGATCAACACAAAAAATTAATAAATATATAGCCGTTGTTGCTCCACATAGTCCAAGTGATGTTTCTGCAATACCATATATCACTATAAATAATATATTGCTCACTTTTTAGCCATCCTTTCATACATTTCGCAAGTACACGTCAATTTATTAACCTGTTGGCACTTTTCTAAATACATATTGTCCATTTCTTTTATGTCCTGCGGTGTCAATCCTGTTTCTTTGTACTCAAGAAGTTCTTTCAATGCCTTAGTTGATACCGCTTCACTTCCTACAAACATTTTTGATAATCGTATCTGATTTTTGATAACGTCTATTGATAACCCTGTCATTTTCTTCCCCTCCTGTTCCTGTTCAAAGCATTCCGTTTCATAAATTTTTCTTTTGATAACGACTTATAATAAGGATTTTTCCTTTTGATAACGTTCTTCTCTTCCTTGCAATCGTCTTGAAACTGTTTATAGCCGTCACATAGGGTATGGCAATTATAAGCTCTTCCTGTGGCTTCTGTACACCCATAGCACGGATTATCTTTCCCTCTCATAATAATGCCCCCACTTTATACATCTTCTGGACTTCTGTTATTTGCTTTGATAACGTCAAATCCATCTGGATAACGTTTCTCTAATTTTTCAATGTTCATTTGCATAATTTCATCCAACGACCAATTAAATGATTCACAAATCATAGCAACATACCACATTACATCCCCAAGTTCTTTTTTTGCGTGTTCCTCGTCAAAACTACTTTCATGGAATATCCATTTTTTGACCATGTCAGTAAGTTCTCCAACTTCTCCAGATAATCCGAATAAGCCGTTAATAATTCCACCCAAGTCAATCCCTGCGTCTGGTACGTTGTCCTCTACTCCCTGTTCTAAATTATCAGCCATATTCATTATTCTTTCTATTCCTAATCCGTCATTAGTTCGCATTGCCTTTACTTGATATTCTTTACCGTTCATTTATAACGCTCCTTTATAATTCGATAACCCTTTGTCCTCTGTCGTACTGACTGAGTATTTTTTCCAGTGTCTCTCCTGCTTTTGCTCTTGTTGTACATTTTTTAATAGTATATAGATGATCTAGTGTTTCTCCTATAACTTCGTATCCGTCAAATACTTTTTTGACATAGATTCTAATAACCTGTTGTGTATTTATAGCCATTGTCTCACTAATTCTTATTAACATGTAAGTCCTCACTTTCTCCCCAGTCTAACTGATTCCCACATTCACAAACTTCTGTCCATTCCGCTACATAGCTTTTGCATTTAGGACATCTGTATAACGCCACGTCTTTTCCTTTAAGGCTTTTGTGCCGTTCTCTTATCGGCAGACTGTGTAATATTTCTCCCATGTGTTCATAATCTTCTAACGTCATTGTGATCGTATCTCTTGCTTTAGCGGACTGGCAGAAACCACTGCCCACCAGTCCTAAGATAATGCCGATGATAACAAGTAAGATTTTTAGTATCATTCTTTCATCTCCACTTCTTTATAAACAACCACATCTAAATCATCACTAGCTAGGTGTGTTAGTATTTCAACTTTGTATCCTTTTTGCAAAAAGTTTTTTACAAATTCTCTCATTGGTAACACGTCTTTCATTTTTTCTGGATAAGTTATTTTTGTTATCTGCTCTAAAACTTTTACCGGTTCCATTTTCTCTACTTTCACTTCACTTCCATACATCAATTTATAATATTCTTGTAACTTTTTATCGTCCATAGAATTAAATGTCTGCACGTGATCACGAACGACACATATATCATGTATTTTGCATTCTTCACATGGTTTATCAATATTGTTACACCAATATCTTAAATTAGTGATTATATCTTCTCTTGTCATTTTTTATTCTCCACCATCTTTCTATAGCTTTCCTCTACCTCTTTACAAGTAGCTGTTCCATAACTAATTTTTCTCGTTATGCACGGTTGTTGCCCTTTAAAAATGCAAATAGGGCAGATTCTTTTACGACAATAGTTTTCTAATTCTTTTTCCTGCATTTCTCTTTTTAATTTGTTTGTATTTACATTCAATCTCATTGTTGCAATAATAGAACCTGTTTTTGTATCAGTCACACTCATCATTGCTTCTTCGCAAGATTGATAAGAAATTTTCGTATCTAATACTCCAACATCTAATTTATTTGCCGTAATCATCTTTTCTATGCTTTCTAAAAAGTCGTGTGCTACCTGCTCCGCTATTGTCATTCCTTTACCTCCACTTTGATTCCATACAAAAATTCATAGTATTCTTGTAGCCCCTCGTTACTTAACCATTCAAACGGCATCCTTTTTACACATTTTTTATAACATTTGCATTCTTTGCATGGTGTGCCAACAGGGTCGCAGTAAGCAACTATAGCTTTTTCCACTTCACTTCTTGTCATTTTTTTAGGTTCATATCGTTCAATAGTAATCTTCATATCAACTTCTCCAACGATACGTCCTGCTTTTTCGTCTTTTATATATGCCTTTTCTCTGTCGAAACTTACGCTTAATTGCATAGCAGGAATATTTGACTCTTTTATGCAATTATATAAGTGGCTTTGAAATCTCTGTGTTATTATTTCATTTATTGTTATTGTTTCATTTTTAGTCATTCTCCCACCTCTAAATCTTTTGCAAGCTTAAATCCTGTTCTCCCAACATTTCTAAGATTTTCTTTAATTAGCGTCTTTTTCGGTGTCCTGTTTCTGTCGTACCAGTTCCAGTCGCTGTCCTCTCTTGCTTTTTTCTTTGTTTCATAACTTTTCTCATACTGATATTCTTCTTTTGCCATCTCTAGGCAAGCGATCATGTAATCTATTTGTTTGATAACGTCCATGCTCTTCCTCCTTTACAAATATCTAAACCGTCTAATGTAATTGACCTACAAAGTGAATATTTCATTCTATAAATCACATAAAACTTAAAACAATCTGTTAATACCTCAATGTGGCAAATTATAATGTCTGATTCTTCGCACTGATGAATAAGTGCAAGTTCAAGTTTGATGCGTTTTTCTAGTTCTTCGTCTGGCATAACAAACTCCTTTATTTAACCCTGTTAGTCATTCCACATATTTAATAAGCCGTCAATGTCTCTTCCTAATTCGCAATAATCATCTTCGATTTTGCTTCTTAAAATTTCATATAAAGCATTTATGCTTGTTAAACACAACATATTTTCTTGATATATTACATAATTTGGTGTTATTCCATCATCTTTGTACAGACAATCAAATGCGATAACGTATATTTCATCTATCTCATTTATATCTATACATTCTTTCGATTCCTCTTTGCCGCTATATACTTTTCTAAAAATCTTTTCATAAAATCTTACTAAGATTGCTGCTACCTCTTCGTCGTTTATACAATTATCGCTGATTCTTTCTGGATGGCTCATAATTGTACAAATGATTGCCTTTTTAACTGCATCCTTGAATTGTGTCTTTGTAATCACGTTCCCACTCCTTTAGATTCTAATTACCTTTTGTCCTCTGTTATACAGATTAAGTATCCGCTCTAACACTTTTTCAGCTTCTTCCCTTGTCTTGCAGGTCTTAACAGTTCCCTCTGTTTCTTCTGTCATCTCATATTTAACAAGGTATTTCTTTTCTCCTTCTTTGTACTGATGCTCATATATCCATATGCTTCGGACATATTGCATATTTACAATCGTTTTATCTTCGACTTGTATCAGCATTTTCTCCCTCACTTTCAAACTTTTCAATTTCTTTCCATGCTACGATCGGTGCTGTAAAGTTTGTGTCTACTTCTGTAAATTTTGGACCATTGCCAAAGTCGTTGTAAAATCCAAAGCCAAAGTCTTTTTTATACTGTAATATTGTAGGTCCTGTTTCTTTACCCTCTTGTACCACATGGAAATATTCCTTTTTTCGATGTTCTACGTCAGGAATATCATCAGGATTCTTTCTTAGATCATGCCATCTGTATTTTTCTTTGTATTCTCTCAAATCTTTTAATTCTTCCAACCACTTCGCAAGCTGTTTATAACTTTTTGCTTCTTCGAAATAAAAATTCGCTTCATCGTCATTAAGGTTTCCCATTTGAACCATTCCATGATGGTACTTTGTTTTTGTCATATTATTTGCAAATATGATAGTTTCTTCTAAATTCATAAGCGACACCACCTTTCAAATTCAGGACTAAGTATATCCTCTGTTGTAAAACCATCCTCTCGTTCTACTTCTTCGACTTGTTTGGCTGATAACCCAAAAACATTGATCAACACCCAGCTCTGTTCATGCATATGTCCTTTGTTGTCTAAATTCTCATGGTCTTTATGATATTCAGCACAACTTTTTGCATATCGTATCTGATATTTAATTCTTTCTTTGTTCCAGGTATCTAAGATATTACTGTTAGTCATTTGCTTCCTCCTCACAATCTACGCCGAACAAATATTTTAAAATTCTGTATTTTCCTACTGCTTCAATTGCATCTTTAGCAATTTTCTCCGATGTAAAATGTGTTGCTCCTTCAACTTTCCCTTTCCAATATCCAAAAACATCTGTAATTTTTACTCCTGTATGCATAATTATATGGTAATAATCATTTCCGCTATAATCGGGATCATTGTGTTCATCTGCATACCGTTCAAGTTCAACTTCTACTTTTCTTTTCTCTCTTGCAAACTCCGCTTCTTCTTCCGTAAAAAAGACGTTTCCTAATTCCCACCTTGCTTCATCCAAATAATCATTCGTCCACATGCTTTTTCCAACAGTTCCTTCACTAATGCAAAAATATCCTTCTGATGGTTGTGGTTTCTTTACCTTTGCATCCTGTTTCTTGTCTGGTTCTTTTCCATTCATCTTCTCAACAAGTCTGTAAAACTCTTTTTCTTCTGCTTCTGTTAGATTTTTAATTCCCATATTTAATCCTCCTTATTTGTTAAATAATCTTCTATTGCTTGATCTAAAAATCTACTACTGATAAACCAACAATCAATGTATGTTGTTTTATTTTGTTTGTTATATATCAATAGACTTTTGTTTTTAACATTTTTCAATGTTATTCTCATCATGAGTGTATCTGTATTATTGCTTAACTCATCAACTCCTAAAACCGTGTTTTGTGTAAGTTGATTTAGCTGACTTGTAATACGCTGTAAACACGTTTCTTTACAAATTACTTTGTTCCATGTTGGTTTCAAACATCTAATAGTTGTATGTGTATCGTTTCCCTCATCAACATTTGACAAAATAAAACAATCATCTAATTCTTTTATTTCTTCTCCGCTTATAATTGCTTTCGTTTCTATATTATAAATTTGCATTTTTACTCCTTTACTGTCCATTCTCTCCCCTGCCGTTAATAGCAGGGGAAATCATGACTTATACAACAAATAATTAAAGAGTTTTGTTGCTTATGCGTTGCGAGGATTCTTATTTAATTGTTCGTGTGGTATATAAAAATCCTGCTGTGCAACAAGCCTTTTCTGGCTTGAGTCTCTGCCTAATAAAAAATGAAAAATGGAAGAATCTGAAAATACAAAAAACATTATTTGCAGTTACTTAGGCAGAGAATCAAACCAGAAAAGTATTATTTAGTTTTTATTTCCAATAAACTGCACTGGATGTAACATGAATACCTCTAGGTTTCCTTTTGTTACGTTGCTTTTCTGCTTCAATTTCTTTTCTTACTTCATTCCCAAATTTTTCTGTCCAAAATGTAATCAAATACTCTGGAATCTTAAACATTTGTGAGCAAGATTTTGACGTGTTATTTTTTGTCAGTCTTGTCTTTACTACCATTTTTATGTATTCACGAGAATATGGGGCGTTTTCTTCTTTGTCTTCATCTAAGTTCTGTTTTTTCCATTTAAAGAGGGTGGATGAATCAATGCCGTATTCTTTCGCAACACTCTTTACCTCATGTCTTGCGTTACTTTCCGCAACAACTTTTCTTTTAAATTCTGTTGTGAATTTCTTATACCCCATATCACACCTCTTGTATCGTTAGTTGTGTATTGATTTCTTTTTGTGAAAGAAATTTGTTGATAAAGTACTGTTGCCCTTTGCCTGTTACTTTTGTTGTCTTTCTAATTTTTACTGTTCCGTCTGGATTTGTGATAGTTCTTTCTTCAATTTCAAAAAGTCCCATTTCCATACTTCTTTGCGTTGGCATATTCCAACTTTGCCCTTTACGTGAGATCAAATATCCTTGATCTCTAAATTTTTGGAATAGTCTGTTTTGTCCAATGTCAATTCCCTTTTGCTTAAGAATTTTCGAAAAGTCCCCAACCAAAATTGAATCTTTACTTGCTGTTACAGCATCAGCAAAAATTTCTTTCGGCTTCATCCTTTCGTTATCTTTAATCAATGCTGTATTACTCGCTTGTAAATCTTCTATTGTTTTCTGAGCTTCTAAAACTGCCAGTGCTAGTAATTCTTTCCCATGTGGGATATGGTCTGTAATAACCTGCTCCATTTCGTGGAATTTATTAATATACTTTACTGTAAACTCTGTGCCCTTAATTCCTTTTAATTTATGAGCAACAAATTCACAACCCTTTTTAGTTACGTTATAACAAGGATATTCTTTGCCCCTCTCATTTTTATATGTAGATTCTATAAAATAATCTGACGGCTCAAAACTGAGCTGTGAAATTCCATCGCAATATGTGCGAATATCTCTAATCAAATTTTTATGATCTTTTCCTACCATTTCTGCTACTTCTAAACTATTAATTGTCTGTTCAATCTGTTTCATTATGTATTCCCTCCAAACTGCTTTTCTAATAGCTGTTGCTCTAAATTATCAAAGTCATAGTCTCTCTCACACTCTAAGATACTTGCAGGATTCCGCTGTGGCTTCGGTTCTGGTGGTTTCTCGTAGTTCTCGTCCAGATAATCCACGTAACCACTGTTAAAGAATGTCGAGCCGTTCTGTGGCTTTCTCCACGAAGCATCCTTTTCTAATCCATCCAGATACCGTTCCAATGCCCTCTGTATGTGTTCCTCTCCTATCTGGTACAACACTTTTTTCTTGGTATCGGATACCTGCCCTTTTCCTTTTTTGCTTGGATACTGTTTCCAGAGTCTTTCAAAACATTCATTGATTGCTTTTTTCTTTGCGTTTTCGTCTTTTTGTTCCATTTTTCGTTCCACTGGTTGTTCCATTTTTGTTCCATTTTCAACCACCGTTTTTTCCTCGGTAGTTGTTTCTGCAACTTGTCCACAATCTATGTACTTCTGATACCCATTTACTGTGTATATCGTGTATTTATTTGTGCTTTTTGTGGATATGTACCCAGTGTCCTTTAGTTTCTTTAGTGCTGTTCGGACCTGCGATTCTGTTAATCCTGTCTCTGCACTGATTCTTGTTATCGAAGATACAAATTGTCCTGCCTTTATCTCTTTTCCGCAGTACCGTTTATCCTCTAAATTTGTATGTAGTAGGCAATGATAAAACAATCTAAATACATTTGTGTTTTCATACCATTCCCAGTCTGTATTTATGTTTATTTGCATCATTGCCCTCCTGCTTAATATTTGTCTCCGTCTTCGTAGATTGTTATCTCGATTCTTGGATTCTTTGCATCAACCTTTATCCAGTTAACGATACCCTCTACCTGTTTCTGACCATCGTTTGGGAACACTCCTACTTCTACCAAGCTATCTAATATGTACTTAATAGCCGAAAAGACATTGTCTGGATCACGTCTTTTATTCTTTTCATACCACTTAATTTCCAGAATCACTGGAAATTTTATGTGCTTTTTCTTTAGCCATTGTGGTATGTATGCCTTGCAAATTTTTTGATTGTTTTTTTTGCATCTGGCACCTTTGTAGGGATTGGTCCTGTTTGCATAAATAAAAGTGTTAAGTCCGTCCAGTCTGCCTTGAATCGTATATGTTACAGCCATGACTTGCCAAACTCCTTTCTGAACTCTTCCCTGCTACCGATATGCTCTTCATAATATGTTTGAGCCATCGTCTTAAGCTTTGTATCTATGTCTCCATTTTTTCTGTTAAAATGTACACCGTTCGGATGAAAGTCTGGTCTTAGTGGTACGACAAATCCATATTTTTCACTTTTCTTCCTATTAGAACCACCGAAAATATGATGTCTTTCTACTATGTAAGAACCTGTGTAAATGCAACAGTCCATATTTTCTGTAAATACACTAGTTAGCTTTTTCAAGTTTTACTCTCCACCTTTCTTCCATTTCTTTTATCTCCTGCGGTGTTGCTGTCTCAATTCCAAGCTCTTTTGCTTCTGCAACAGTTCCTTTTATTAGTTCAGACATTTCCTTTGTGTCGTAGGTATGACTCCCACGCATTACCAGATTGATTCTGAACAACTTACCTGCCTTATTGGTAGTTGTACTGGCTGTCGGTTGTAGGTGGCAAAATTCAAGGTCGTACACTTCTATATCGTTATCCAACGGAAGTGATACAAGAGAACCATTTATAATCTCATGCTGTCCGTACTCTGCTATGAGTTTGTTCTTTATATATACCTTGCTGTTATCCGTTACTTCTGCAATCTTCCCAACAAGTACATGAAAGTATGCATTGGCATCTAAAGACCTGCCCTCACGATATTGAACAACCTTAAGCCGACATTCTTTATCTTTCAGTCGGTCATATTCCCCTCGTATGTCTTTTTCACACACAAGGGAAATAACCTGCTTACCGCTTTCAAAATCAATGGATATATCATGAATTTTGGCTTTAGTTTCCATCTAATCAGCTCCAAATCTTTCTTACGTTAGCCTTGTCTTTGTTGGCTACAATGTACTGATATTCTCCCTCGGTAATTTCTGAAATATCTTTATGATGATAAGATGCAAGAATCTTGTTAATATCAAATGCCATTTCATCACACAGACTCAAAAGTGTGTCCTGTTTGATTTTTGAAATCTTCATACCTCTGATTGCATCCGCATTGTTATCGTCTGCTTGCTTGTCAGCTCTTGCTTTGCGTTCTTTCTGGTTTTCGTCTGTATCAGCATCTTTTGTATCATCCAGTAAGAAGATTCCATTTAAGGCATACTTTCGTGCATAAGATGATGCCGTTCCTGTTATCTGAGAATCATCCATTCCCTTTTTATTAAGTGCTTCTCTTGCGAGTGCTGTTGCTTCTACGCTTGCTTCTGTTTCAATGTCCTGCACCTTTACCGTTGCTTTTACATAGACACGATCACCAACGGCTATTACATCGTCCGTTATGTACATTGCAAGCTTCTGTTCTTCCAGAAGTGGTTTCACAGCTTCTAAGATTCCCTCTGCGTTGCGGTACATATACCCACCGAATGAGTTTCTTAGATTTTTTGGTGCTTTCAATGTTGTCTGAATCTTCATCATCTTTTCATGTATTGTCATGTTATCTATCTCCCCTCTGGTTCATATTCTCCGTTATA